AGCACGGATTACGAGCCGCCCGTAGACGGTTCCGATAAGGGCGTTCACGTCGTCTTACTTGACGTGACGATTCAGTATGTTCCAGCTTAAAGGAGGCTGAACCATGGCATTGATGCAAGGTAAGGGCACGGTGATTAAAGCATCGGCCACGACGACTCTGACGGCGATTGCTCAGGTGATTGACATCGGGTTGAGTGGCGGCGAATCTGAAACCTACGATTCGACAACACTGGACGGCGGTGTGGGCAAGACCTACAGCCAGACGGGATATTCGGAAGGCGGTTCGTGTGACCTGAGTCTGTTCTATGACGCGGGGCTCGCAGGACATCAGACCATCACAGATGCGATCGCGACACCAGCCGATACGTACTGGGGCATCACTTGGACGGGCAACACGACGGAAGCAACCTTCACCGGTGCGGGCATCGGGTTCGGTGCAGACGTTGCCATGAACGACGGCGTCAAGGCATCGGTCAGCGTCAAGCTGACTGGCCTGTTTGATTACAGTACGTAAGGAGATCTGACGTGAAGTGCAGATACCTGATTGACGTCACAGAACCGCGAGCGGAACACTGGGACAAGGAAGGCTGTGTGCTGAAGGAAGATGGACCGCTGGCCGGGCAACACGTCTGGCCAGTCGGAACCATTGAAGAACATCCGAACGCATACCGCCTCGTCCAGATGGGAATGGCGGAACCTGCCGACGATGAGTGCAGACTGAAGGCCGCTATGTCGACTCGTGAATTCGAGCAGGCGAAGCGGCTGAACGGAGCACTTAACGCGGGTATCCAGCCAGAAGATTACCAGCGATTTTTTGACGGTGAGATTCTCGGCTACGACGCAGAAGGCGAAGACATACCCGGTCCGAATTACATTCAACCCGATGAGGAAAACGACGACGATGACGATTGACCGCACAACACTCCTGACGCCACTTGCGATCAAAAAAAGAGCGGGTGGAGTTGCCGGAATTCGGCGAAGGGCAATATGTGATGGTTCACGGGATGACTGCCCGCGAGAAAACAGAGCACGACGCACATTCCATGAATTCAAAATGGGATGGAGTCAATAAGACGCGGGCGAAGATTCAGAAGGAACGGATGGTAGTTCACTGCTGTCGTGACGATGAAGGAACGCGAATTCTGACATACGATGACATCGACGCGGTCGGTAAATGGCCGGCAGACGTTTTGAATCGTTTGTTCGACGTTGCGAATCGTCTGAGCGGCGGTGCGACCGACGCGGAATCGCTGGTAAAAAACTCGGACGAAGTCGGGCAAGACTAACAGCGTTCCGGCTCGCTGAACATGTAGAAGGAACGACGGACGTTGACGGTATGCTTGACTGCATGTCGCCGGAGATGTTCGCCGAATGGTGTGCGAAGGATGAGGTGGAGCCTATCGGCTATCAGTCGCGGGTTCTCGGATTGATCGCTTTTCAATTGGCGTCATACATGGCAGGCGAGCACGCGGGTGACGTTGACGCTGAGCTATATATGCCGTGGATGAAATGGGAACCTGAAGTGCCGAAGACAATGCAGGGATTCACGAACGTCTTTAATCAATTGCAGGGGCAGTAATGGCAAGCTTGCCTGACCTCGTAACCAGATTGCGTGCCGATACGTCGAATTTCCAGAAGGGAATGACGGGTGCTCAAAAGACTTTAACAAAAGTCGCGGCAGTTGCTGCCGGTGCTGGTGCTGCCGTGGCGTTTGTTGCAGGCAAAGCGTTTATTCAGTTCGATGACGCAATGCGGGCAACGCAGGCGGTTACAGGCGAGACGGGCACGGCATTTGAGGCTATGTCGGCAAAGGCCAGGGAACTCGGAGCGACGACCAGTTTTACAGCGGTTGAAGTTGCGAATCTGATGACCGAACTCGGGCGGGCGGGTTTTAAGTCCGACGACATTGTCGATATGACTGGTTCGGTTCTGGACCTGTCCAAAGCAACGGGAACCGAGGCGGCACAGTCGGCAGGCATTCTTGGTGCAACCATTCGGCAGTTCGGGCTGGATGCCAGTGACGCGACTCACGTTGCTGACGTATTGACGCACACGGCGAACAGCACATTCAATACCGTGGAGCAACTCGGCGAGGCCATGAAGTTTGCCGGTCCTGCTGCTCAGGATCTGGGCGTTAGTCTGGAGGATACAGCGGCAGCGGTCGGGATGCTCGGGAATATCGGCATACAAGGAACGATGGCCGGAACTGCTATTCGAAGGCTGGCGGTGAAGACCGGAGCCGAAGCGAAGAAGATGGAGGAGGCGTTCGGGTTCGCATTCACAAATGCCGCTGGAGAAGCACGACCGCTGCTGGATAATCTGGAAGACCTGGGCAAGTCCCTTGCGAGGATGAGCGGTCCGGAGCGAATGAAAGCTCTCAGCGATGCGTTCGGAATACTAGGCGTTACCGGAGCAAGTGCATTAGGCAAGACGGCAGCAGGGGCGAAGGGGCTTGCCGCAGAGTTGAAGGCATTGCAAGACACGGCACGCAAAGCGGCAAAACTTATGGATGAAGGAGCGGGCGGTGCGTGGCGCAGGGCTATGTCTGCATTTGAGGCTTTGAAGATTCAAATTGCCGATCAGCTTGAACCGGCCATGATCATGCTCGGAGACGCAGCAGCGGCGGTTCTGGGTTTTCTCACTCAGTATTCCGGCATTCTTGTCCCAATCGCGACAGGAATCGCTGCCGTGTCAGCGGCGTGGCTCGCGTATGTGGCTGTCACGAAAGCGGTGGTTTTTGCTCAGACGAAAGTGCTGGCATTAATGGGGCCGAAGGGATGGGCGATTCTTGCCGGCGCTGCTGTGGCGGTTGCCGCCACTACCTGGGCACTTTCCGACAATGGCGAGCAGGCACGCGAGACGGCCAAAGCTCAGGAGGAAATGCAGTCGGCACAGGAACGGGCGACGGCATCCGCTCAGAAGTTTCAGGAGGTGCAGAAAGCTGCCGGTCTGGAAATGAAGAAAAACAAGGAAGCCGCAGACGCACTGGCATCCGCACTGCAATCGCTGGAGACCCCACAAGAGACACTCAATCGCGAGATTGAAGACTTTATGGACATTCTGGCGGCAACCAAGACCGGCATCGTCTGGGACGATCACCCGCTGGTTAAGGCGATGCGACAGAAGAAGTCCGGATTCTCTGACACGATGAAGGATATCAAGGACGATCTGCGAGTTCTGCGAGGTGAAGCAACAGAGACTGCGATTGAGTTAGAGCGAATGCTGGAAGGCATCGCACCGCAGGACCAGCCTGAACTGGCGGCAGCGTTTGCAGAGCGTGAGCGATTGCAGCAGCAGAAGGAAGCGGCGGAATTCTGGAAGAGTAAGCAGGCGGAAACATCACAGCAGGCAGAGCAGGAAGCGAAGCGGCGTCAGCAGCAGGTCGCACAGAATAATCGTCAACTGTTGCCATCACAGCAACGCGGATCAACAGAAGCCCTGACCACAATCTTGCGGAACATGCAGGGCAACGGCAAATCCGGAGAAGTTAAGGCAACCGAAAAAGTCGAGAAAGCGACGAACAGACAGTCTGAGATACTGCAAGCGGGCTTTGATAAGCTGACACGCGAGAAGGAGGAAACGCAGATGCAGGGAGCCGTCTCATGAGCGTAACCTACCTCGGGCCAAAGCCAGGCAGCCGCACTGCCAGAAACCAAAAGGGCGTCAGGACGTACAGCGAGACCTACAAGCTGGAATCCGATTCCGCCTCTGACACCGCGTCTATCGTTGGCAACAACGCAAACCTTCCGTCTATCGGCTCTCTGCACGCAGAGGACGGACTGGCGTACTGTGACAGTCTGTCCGTGACGCAGACGGCGGGATATGCCGCATGGGAAGCGGTCGCGACTTGGAGCACCCAGAATTCCGTGGAAGGCGAGAGCGGACTGAACGAAGATCCGGAGCAAGACCGGCACATTCTCACATGGAATGGCAGCACGCAGAATATCTCGATCTATCAGGACCGGGATGGGACAAAGGGATTCTGAATTCTGCTGGCGATCCACTGCTGGATGTCAGTGGATGTGAATTTAATGGGCGTTACCGTGGCGAGTAACGTAACTGCCGTTCCGTCCTGGATTCTGACTTATCGTAACTCAATTAACTCAACCGCAATCACAGTCGGTGGACTCTCCATATCGGCAGGTGCCGCCCGCCTGATCTTTCCCGGTGGATTCATTTCGCCTGCAAAGTCTCGTGGTGACTACACATACTACACGTTCACATATGAACTGCTATTTGACGAACAGGAACTCTGGAAGGGTCAACTTCTGGACCAGGGATATCGGCAGAAGTACACTGAGGCAGGAGTGACGGACGGGCAACGGAACATCCTCAACGATGACCTGACAGTGATTACAGAACCGGCGATGCTCGACGGACTCGGCGAAAAGCTGGAAGATCCGACGCCAGAAAGTGCGGCCTATATCGCCGTGAATAAGTATTTCGAAAAAGACTTTTCAGTCTTGCCAGGGGTAACAGTTTAAGGAGCGCCGATTATGGCCGACGAAATAAAAGTAAAACCGTTCTTGTCGTTACTCAACGGCAATCTGAAGCAGACGATCAATCCGGGCACGATCAGTATCGATCAGACCGGAGCCGGCTACTACCACAACGTGTCCAGTATCGGTACGTCCGAAGAGTCGATTGGCACGTTTGGCGACGTTTCGACAGAGGGCTGGTGCTACATCCGCAACGCAGATGCCACAAACTATGTGCAGATTGGGTTTGCAACGGCAGTGTATGGCATCCGACTGGAAGCTGGGGAAATCGCACAATTCCGCTGTGAACCATCGCTCACGCTATACCTGAAAGCAAATACCGCAGCGTGCAATGTCGAGATATTCGTAGCTGAGGATTGATCATGCCCGGCGTAATTCCTTCCGCTGAGTTTAACGCACAGCTAGTGAAAGTTGTGCAGGCTGAAATGCGGCGGCTGACGCACGAGACTCCGACCGGATCGCCGACGCGGCACAATCGCGAATCCCGCCAGGTTGGATTCCTCGCGGGTACGTTATCTGCGGCATCTGATCCGCGTCTAGCGTGGTCGTCACAGCCGTCCGCAACGGTGAACGTCTACAGCGTTGACAACGATGGCGTAATGACTGACAGCGGGACAACGCTCACGGTGTATTCAAAACGCGACGTGTCATTCGAAGCAGATACCTACGTCGAATGTATTTTCACTCAAGGGAAGTGGCAGTTGCGAGACGCAAACTGTGCTGCCACGGCGTTGTAGATGCTCTGGCGTAGATGCACCCCATGCGAATGTGAACCGCCAACGCCTGACTGCTTCGGATGCAGTCCGGAGAATGAGCCGTACTCGTGGGATATGGATTTTCCTGTCGAGCATGTCTTATTACGGCGCGGCCAGTGCCACGGACACGTATACATATACGTCAGGCGGTGGAAGCTGCACAACGCCTGAATACTTCGAAGAGGCGTTTACGGCAGAGCGGTACTATCCCGATATTTCCACGCTGGGCAGCGGCAATGTGTGTTACCGTGAGACAACTCCTGCATGTGCGTGGGGGTTTTTCCACGGCGTTGGCTATGGGATTGCAGACACGGATGATTGCAGATACCACAATTGCATTACATGCTCAAGTAATGTAGGCGTGACCACATTCTATGGCGATGTGAATAACGTCACTAATCGATATTTGTATTCGGGCAGCGCCATTAATCCGGAGGCGAAAAGCGTCTCTCCAGTCGGCAGCACCGGCAACGTGCGGCACGGTCGTTGGCTCGTGCGGTGGGGGATTCGGATGCCAGCAGTATCAGACATGTACGGTAGACTCTGGGGGCGGGTCGGGTTCGCGTTATGGGTATGCGGGAATTTTGCAATATATGCCACTGACTTCAGAGCTTGTTTTTAAGGCCAGTTGGTTCCCTCGTACTAAATTTGCGAGTTACACCGCATCGTGTGTATCTGGTGAGACTTGCGGCGGGTCTGGCGGCACGGGAGGTGGCCCGCGACTTAATGGGGTTAACTCCAGTGAGGAGGTCTGGACCAAGAATACGTCTAATATATTTCCGAACGCGGGCAGCTATTCCGAGCTGGAAGGCACCGATTACGCGGGCGGGACTTCCGACTCTCGATATGTTTAACTGGCGTTACTCCGCTGTGGTCGATTGCGCGACTGACTTTGGAGGCTCGCCGATAACGCTCAATTTGATAGATTCGGCGCAGGTCCATACGATGCATTACCGCTGGCAACTGAACAACACGCCAAAACACGATAACCGTTACGCCGAATTTTTAATGATCTAATGACAAACGCATGCAATCATAATCTGGGATATCGGGATGGCGTCGTGGCCTGCGCCGTGCTCGGTGATGGACCGTTTGAGCGGTGCGGCGGATGTACATCGTTTGAACGAAACAAGGACCGAGATCACCCGGTGATGGTTCAGGTGTCAACGCCGTATATCAACACAGGACTCGGGGACAGGGTTGCAGAAGCACTAGAGCGACTTTCCGGCGATTCGATTTCATGCGGTGCGTGCAAACGCGAAGTGCTTGAACTGAATCGGCTTGACTCTGCGGAATTGATCGAATCCGCACCAGCACTCGCTGAACGCATCGCAACACGGGCCGCAAAGATCGCTCCGTCATGGTGGCAGCGATGGGGGGCGACACTTGCACCGGGACTGGCAGCGAATCAGATTGAGGCTGTGATTCGTCGCGTTGCAGAACGACCGGAACCGCCAACAGTACAGCCGATGACGTTCACAGATCCGAAATGCCATCTAATGTACCATATCTGGCCGACGCACAGGGGTTACTGGAAGTGGCATCTGCGACAACTCGCGGCACGCTGGGCGATATTCACCGGCAGAAAGGTTCTGGGAGTGGTCGTTGGTGATGGTGCGGCAACCGCCGATGAGGTGCGAGCGGAATCCGAATCCCTCGGGCTCGATTGGGATCAGATACATATCGGAGAAAACCGACCGAGCAGAGGCGAGGTGGTTTCATGGCCTAAGCTGATTCGTGATATCGCGTGGAGTCATCACGGGCGGCAGGATCTTTGTTTTACGGTCACGCTAAGGGCAGCAAGGCGAACACAGAAGCGGTCAAGTTATGGTCGCAGGCGATGTATCAACACCTACTGGACCGATTCCCGGAAGTGAAGGACGCACTGTCTGACAAACTGTTCGCCGGATGCTTCCGTAAGAAGGGCATGTTCGAAACGGTCGACAATCACCGCTGGCACTTCAGCGGCACGTTCTATTGGTTCAGGCTGTATGATATTTTCAAGCGTGAATGGAATCGGGTTGACGATGAATATTACGGTGCTGAGTCGTGGCCGGGATTGATGGCTAAGCACGAGGAGTCCGCCTGCATCATCGGCGATGAATACGACGGCACATTCCGTAATATGTACAACGTAAAAGAGGCAAGAAACTGGGTCCGCCATGATCACGTTTAACGACAATGACGATGAATGCCAGACAGTAATCATCAGCGGTTGCGGTCGGAGCGGTACAACTGCTATGTCGAGGGTATGTGCGGCGTTGGGGTTTGAGTGGATCGAAGACACACCAACCTGTCAGGAACATTCGTATCTGCGAAAAGCCGTTGAAGAACGCGACCTGTCTGCCATTGGGTACTACGTCCGCAACGTGCCACGGCAGGGCATTAAACTGCCAATGATCGAAGCGGATATACTGTTAGACGTATCGCGATTATTCCCACAATGCCGGGTCATTTACATGATGCGTGACACGTTAAGCGTGACGGAATCGCACATAAGAGGGACACCAGAGGATCAAGGGAAAGAGCGGAGTCTACTGAATACATTCGCGGCGATAAACGCCCATGAAATCAATCAAGCGAAACAGATATCAAGACATCTGCCGACGTGTCTGGTGAGTTATGAAAAGCTGATAACGTACCGGGAATCGTTAACGCGGGGCGTTGCTGAATTTCTCAAAGTGCCCTGGCGACAAGATGCGGTCGATCAATTAAGATTACAGGACACGCGATACAGATCAGTTCCACTGNAACCATAGTTACGGCCATCCTTTACCGTGCCCGTGGCGGAAGA